CATTTATGTATAATAGGGTGATACCAGAGTAACTCATGGTCGGAGGGGGGAGACAAACGCTGGGGGCGCAAAAGAAAACACTGTCAATGTTTCAGTGCTAGATCGCTTGTCCTCCAAATAAAGGTGCGGTTGCAGAAACATAGTTCTTAAAGGACGCAAAAGCGCCTTAAAGTGGAGAACCATAGGGGCATACACCGTGTGTTATTCAACAACCATTAAAAACGGTCAGTGAAGCTCTCGGCGTGTGGCTATGGAGCACTCACGAAGCCCCACGCGAGTCAAGAACCGAAAACGGTAGACTTGTGTGGGGACGTAAGGGGATAATGCTTTAATATTATTCATACATAAACATAGATTAACGGATTGGTTCAAAGTCGAGGGGACCTGTAGAAAAATCAGTTAGCTTCATTCCTTTATAAGAAACGAAGACGAGGAACTCAACACTCTCGGGGAGGAGTTCTGTGGTTTGGAGGGAGCCAACCACACGCCCATACAATGAACCGAAAGCGTAACGAGCTCTATCGATATTGTATCCTTTGCTAACTCTGAGAAAATCTCGTGGAGATCGCCAGGGGACCTGGATCTCAGCAGTCGGCTCTGCCTTGGTGAATTCGCAAAACTGAACAAACTGAGAGTAAGTTTCGTCTTTCGGGACCTCGAATTCACCGTAATTAGTCATGAAAGCAAGCCTCACGGCGTGCCCATTTGCCCCCACCATTGTAAAACGGTAGGTAATGGACTCGCAAGACCAAAAGGTGCTAGCAAGTGACAAGTAGCACTGGAGGGTGGGCTGGAAAGTGGCCCCAAGTGACTGGCTTGTGACCTCTGAAGTGGGGGAAAGTTCTTCCTGGAAGACAAGATCCTCATGCAAATTGGAAGTGTTCACGGTGAAGCGACCCCCATAGGAGTATCTCTCACACAGTGAACCGAAGTCTAATTCGCCTTGAGTTGAAGGGGGTGATTTTGCCTCGTATCTTGAGCCTAAACTTTCGTCCAAAGGTTGAGCGTAAGTGAGTCCTTCGAAGGGAGCGAGATTCGGTTCCCCAACGAACCGGGAGACAGGAGGGTTGGCATAGTCGTTGGGCTTGTCGTTCATCAAGCCTTTCAACCCATTACCAAGTGCCTGGGTGCCAAAATCGATGGCAGAAGAAGCAAGGCTACTCATGACAGACTTAAACATCTGGGCTCGCGCGTGGATGTGAACAGTCTTGTCTTTGATGTCCCTGACAGCGAACCTTGCTGATTTGATGTTTGCAACCCTCTTTCTCGTAGCAGAGACGTCGAAGGCTGGCTTGTCTGCATGAACCCTAGGGACGGAAAAAGCAGCCCCTTGGATTGAACAAGACAAAGTGATGTCCACAAAGTTGATTGGTGCATCAGGACCAATCTTCAATGGTGAGAAAACACTTATCTGGAACAAGGCAACAAGAGGGTCGATTTCCACCCTGTCAGAGTCCCAAGCAACTGTCGGGTAGACCCACGGAATACTCAAGGAAACAGAAGTATTTGATCCTGCTTGAAAGAGGACGAAATTAGGAACTGTTGTCTGGGAAGTGAGCGACAAAGCATGTGTCCTCGCTACTTCACTCGGGTCGGTCATGGGCACTGCGTACATACACAAACAACCTGACTGAAACGGGTTGGATGTGATGGTTGCTGTGATCTCGACCATTGTCCAAGATGCATAACGGAAGGTGTTGAAAGGGGCAGCGATCGTGTTGGAAACAAGCAAGTCAGTGGGAAAATTCAACTGAATAAGTTGTTCTCCAATAGAGTCATTTGTCCTCCATTTGAATCGTTTGATGACTTGGGGCCTCTTGGCAAGGTCCACGAAAGTCTGTTCCATGTCTTGCAACCCCGAAGGTGTTGTTGTCACAGTCACACTTTTCTCCTCTTTAGCATATGGGTCAATGCTAACTCCTTGACTCTCCATTTGAGGTATTGCCTTACACTCATGCCAGTCGTCAGCGACAGGGGTGATGAAAAAGGACAACCCATCGCTGGTGAATGGTGCATAAGAGTAAGGGGGATGTTCTGGGACAGGCGTTGGCACCACGGTGAGGGGCATGAATTCTGCCGTCATCGCAAGCGCAAAATCTGGAATGGCAATTGTCCCAGACTGCAATCCCAACTTCACAAGAACTGAATCTTTGGCCAAAACAGTGGGATCGACTGAGAAGTCATTCGCCACAGCATAAGCCTTACCGGAAGGGTCTGTGAACTCAATGAGTCCAGTGGGGTTCGCTGTGGCGGCAAAACCTCTCAACTCACTTTTCTCATTGTAAACCTCGTTAATTACAATGCGAAAGGGTGAAACTCCAATGATAGCACTTTTCGACAAATCAGTGAGATACGTCAAGGTGCCAAAAGTATAGGAGCGATTCTGACCAGGTGCAATCTGAACACCAACAGCTCTCAACTCTTCATCAGTGAGGTAGCTGCTGGCAAAATCGAGTTGGGTTGCTTCGTGGTAAACAGTCCCTGTGAGTGGAGTTGTAACCACCGGCCCTGGCACATAACTGAGGACATTGGGTGTCCTGAGTAATGTGGAAAGGGGCCATGGCATGGTCGACCCTCCAAGAACTCCAGCGTTTTCCAACCTGACAAATTGGGGAACAAGAGCTGCATTTCCATCAACATGGTTAAAGACAGAACCAACAACAGTGAGGAGTGGCACCCTGTACAACATCCCAAGTCGAATGGAATCAGAGCCTGAAACCAGCATTTGTCCTTCGAAAACAGAGTTAGCTGCAGGCGGGTCCACGAAACTTCTTGCAGACAAAGTAGCAGTTGCGTAGAACTCCCCTGTGGCAAACGGGGTGTTCGGAGGGAAATGTGGCAGCAAGGAGAAATTGTACTCTGTGGTATAAGGCACAATTGCATTCATAAACCCTGTTCCAAGTCCTCGGACAGCAGCTGGAAAGTATCCATTGGTGGGTATCCTTTGGTAATTTCCAAACTCATTCACAGGGAACAAGGGGTTAAGGTGGGTTTGGGAATTCTCGTTGCTGGAAACCAGTGTCAAACGGGTTCCAGGAGTGAAAATGTCGATTTTGATTCCTCCGGCCCAAACGCGATACAACTCAGAGAAGTAAGCGAGGTAGCCTCTGTTGGTGGTGATAAGCTCAACATTCGTGACCCCTTGCGCCAGGATTCTCTCAGTAACGGTGGTTATAAGAGGGCCAGGGCGCTTGCAAAGGTCGGTGATGAGGAAGGTCTTTCGGGGGGCCGGCCCCTTATGGCCTGAAGTGATCCCAATCTCACTGACCGGGCCTGGTGTTTCAAGGCTAAGAAGTTGGGTCACCTCTGTGTCAACATCCATCTGGGGAATGCCAATTTCCGAAGGAACTTGTTCATGGGGGCGGCCAACGAGATGACTCTTGGCGGCAAGGGCATAAATCTCTGCATGATCCTCATCTGTGTAATCGAGGTGGCCAGCATTCATATCTGCCTCAGGGCGCATCTTATCAATGCATTCATCCCATGTCCAGGTGTTGAGGACGATTCCGACAGCAAGACAGGCATCGACAACTTGCTTCTTGAAGTCTTCGAAGCCTTGCTTCCCGTAGGAGGGGAACGTTCTACGAACAGTGTCATTGCAACAAACAATAAAGCTCTCAAGTTTGTCCAAGCCAGGCTTGTAAAAGGTGAGAGGTTTGAGCAAACTTTTCTCATTTGGCTTGGACCAGTAAATACGACCGGGTGCAAATTCAAAAGTTGCCTTAACTGTTGTGTTACCGATGAAAGTAAGATCGCAGAGTGGTTTAAGCTTGTCTGAACAAGGCGCAAGCTTGTTGTCGGCAGGCGTGATCTTGATTCCGCACTTAGCCATTTGGCGGTGGTGGCTGAGCTGATTGAACCAAGACGTATTCGGAGTGTTGACAACAGCAACGTCGTCGCCGTAAAGCAAAGCACCGACAGAAGCTTTGTAAAGGCGCTTGTACTCTTTGACTTGCTCCCTAGTGATCATCTTGAGAACAATTCCAAAATGTTCGCAATACGACATCAGAAAAGAGTACTTCAACAACGTGTCTGACAAATCAGTGTTAAACATGGTTGTGAGGTACCC